ATAATGGAATACACAATCGATACATAAGATGGTTGGGGCATCGTGATCTTTTCCCATACTATTTTCTTATTTGCTCTCTTGCCAGTGTACTCAGAAGATTCTCCTCTTTTCCCTTTGATAGAGTTACGAAAATCTTTATTAGCAAAATTTCTTGTTTTATCTTGTTGAATTCGGCGGGCAACAGTTACAACACCATCTCGAAAATCTCCGGGATATTGTCTAAATCCCGGCAAGGTGGCAGAATAAGCACCTTTAAAATTCATATTTTTTTCTATTGATGTTCGATTGACTGTGATTATTGGCAATATCAATTTGCCAACAGAATCTCTTAATTTTTTGTCGTTTTTCACCTGAAATGACCGCTCAGCAGAAAGCCAAAGAACTGGTGTTTTTTTCCATCCAGAATTGGTATTGGTATAGATATTCATTTTTTCATCAATCCACTCAAAAAAAGCAGTATCAATATTTTCAATAGTTGAGGGCATGAATGGTATTTGTGTTTTATCTGTCATTTTTAAGATCCATTAAAAAGGCCATCGCGGGCTCGAATGCAGTCTGCTACAATTTCAAATTGTGTGTCGGCTTGTCCAAAAAGATGTTTTGGTTCATTAAGCTTAACTATTTCATAAAAAATGCTTCCATATTTTACAAAATCTCCCTCACGGACAAAAAGATCCTGATCTTCTGTTAGTCGTCGTTTATGAAACATAACTTTTAAAGTTGTTTTCTTATCTAAACCAATGTTTTCTAAAAAAACCGTCTCAACTCCACCATATTCAACTCTAGCATATACCCTAACAGGTGGTAAGAAATTTTTTTCCATAGCCTCTCCATAGAGAGGGTGATAATTTGTAGTTTCTATATCCAATGGATAGTAAACAATTTGTTGTCCAACAACTCTTTCAATAATTTCATCATTAACTTGTTTTACTAGGTCCTTTTCTTTTTCACCCATAAACATCGGTGGTGGAGGTTGATCTGGTCTTTTCCATTTATTATCTTTAGACATTTATCTACCCCACAAATACCGGCAAAGGAGCTTGCTCTTGAACTTTCTTAGCATTTTCAGCCTTTTCGGATTCTTTTTGAATTATTTTATCATAAGTCATCTCATCAAGAACAGTCTTTAACTCATCTCGAAGAGTATTTTGTTCCTCTTTGGCTTGACTCAACAAAGCGTCAGCGTTAAGTGATATGTTATCTCCGGGGATCGGAATGGAGCCTCCGAATTTACCTCGAACTTGTCCCAAAGTCTCTTTGGTTAGGGCCAAAGCAAATCTTCGAATCCACTGCTTTCCGATTGAGTTAATCGATGTATAAGGAATGTTTTCAAACGGAAGGTTGTTCATATTATTTACGCCATTCAGACCATCTTCATTGTTTCCATCATCTTCAAAAGCACCAGTTTTGATTGAAAACTTGAACCAAAATTTATCTGGTGAAAGAGCAGAAGTTGGAATCGGGAATAAACGTAACTTATTGTCCACTATCTCATACGAAAAGTGAGATGTTCTAGTGTAAAGATGGTCTTCATATGCCACAGCTTGCATTTTATTGTGCCATGACGGAATCACCTCAAATGAACTATCATCTGTGTATTGTCCATAATTATGCATATTTCCAACAACATTAAGTCCGCCATAATAACCATAGAACCTCCAAACAGCATATGGAGTACGATAAAAAACGTTCTTAATTATGATTCTTTTATCCCCAACCTTGTTAGCGTATGGTACACCCCCTGCGGCGGCGGAGGAAGAGACAATGTTTTGTAAATCGTAATCTTGTTGCTCTTCTACAACATCAAATGATGCAGAGTATATAGGCTCTGTTCCACCAACTCCAGCTAAATATGAAAATGTATCTGCATAGCGGGCGGCGGATTCTAAACCCCCTTTTGGGAACTTAGTGTTGGCATTTTTATTTGAAGCGGAACCGGAGGCAGAACCGGAAAACTCGCCAGTATAAGTAAAGGAACCTGTTGCAACTCCGAGAGCCGACCCAATTGCATTTTTGGATTGATGAACATTTACAAGATATGAATATTCAAGACAAGCCTCTTCATAGTTAGCATAAACATTAGCAGCTTTAATTTCGATATCTAAAATATCTCCTCCAAGCTTTTTGTAAGTATAGGCAACTTGGGCGGCGGCACCGGATAAAAAATCGACCGATGCTGTATAGACTCCAATTGGACAGGCATCGGCGACATCGCCCTCAGTGCCAGTAATAGGTAAGACAATTGCGCTTGCTGATGAAGCCGGTGTGAGATCGGGATACGACATTCATAAATTCCTCCATTCTCAATTAAATAGTCTTGAATTCATTATGCGGAGTGATTTTCAATAGCTGCGACGATTTGAGCCTTGGTATTTCTCATTGTTACTTTACAGTTCATGTCGCTGGCCAGCTTTAATAATTCAGCTTTTTTCATTTTCATCAAATTTGGGGGGCGGATTAAAGTTTCGCAAAATGGCTTTTCATTGATTGTAGAACCATTAACAATATTCTCAATCATATCAGACATTTCCTTAACTTGCTCTTCGGGGGGAGACCACTCAACACCCATTGCTCTTGATTGAAGTTTTGTCAATTTGCGTTCTGACATCACTTATCCCCTTTGGATGATTTTCGAGAGAAAAGCTTTTTCTTTGCGGGTGCTTTCTTGGGTGCGGATTTAGCTTTTGGTGCGGGAGCAGGGGCTGCTGGTTTTTTTGCTGCTTCCTCTGCTTCTTTTATCCGGGCCTTTGCCATTCTTCTTTTGCGACTAGACATAATAATCTCCTGTTTTACTTAATAAATAGTCTCGAAACAACAAAAAAGCCCCCTTCAAAGAGGGGGCTGTGTTTCTTCATCTTGCCTTATCTCTACAGATCAGCAGGTACCACAAATCCTGTGACTCTGATTAAAAATTTGCCGCCTGTATAGGTTGCATTTTTATTCAAGATAGTCAATCCGGGGGTTGTGCCTCCAGCGAAATCAGCAATAGCAAAAGTAGATGTATCACCACTTGATAATTTATTATAAGCGTTTGCGGTGCCACCTTGATCCGCAATGATAACTGTTTGGTTACCTGATGGACCGGCTGTTCCTTGTGTAACACGAACCACACCGCCACCCTGAGCAGCCGCAGTGAAACTACTGTTAGCATTAATGATTTGTGCCACTTCTGCTTCTACTTCTGAATTAGACGGGCTGTTGCCAAGACCAATCACGTTATCCATTGCGGTACCATCATGAGCATGGCTGTTGTCAATAACAAATATATGCTCTTTGCCAGCGGCATCACGCAAAGAAAAATAACTTCCTGTCTCAGTTTTCGCAGCTTCGGCAGCAGTTAGGTTGCTGATATCGGCTGTTGCAGCTTGGGCAGAGCCCGGTGATGCACCAGTTCCTAGATAAAGGTATTTGCCAGAAAAAGCATTGTTGTCAATTGGTATAACCTCATCATTGGCAACAGCACTGCCAATATCAACCAGTGTCCCAGCCAATATACCTCCAGAGCCGCTATCAAGCGCACCGGCGGCGGCGCCGCCATCGCTACCAGATATCACGTCAAGTGAGTTAGCCATGGCTGTTCCATCAGAGGTAATAGCCTCCAAACAAACAGTACGGATCTCAGTGACAACGCCGAAAACAGATTCAGACAATTTACAGACCCTTGCAGTGCCAGAAGCCTCTCCAATGGCTCTCGCAGCAGTGGTGCCACCAGTGGTAATGGCACCCTTTGAGGTTCCCAAATCCAATACAATATCAGTTATCAGTTTGTTGCCCAATCTATGTTGTGTTGCAGATACAAGAGCATTTTTCATTGCAGTGCCAATGTCAATATCGACATCGATACCTTGCTTTTCGACATCATAGAGTCGTTTTCTAGATATTTTTTTCATTCCCATATTAACGTCCTCCTATAAGTCTGCGGGTACTTCAAACCCGTGAATGTAAATTGCCAACTTTCCGGAACCAATGTTGCCGGTTACGGATCCACCGCCATCAACAATATAAATGCTTCGAACAGTGGCATCATCAACGTCAGCAGCACCGTCCTGACCGACAGCAGTCTCGATATCTTCGTTAACCATCAAGAATCCACCAGATACGGCTGTTCCTTGAGCAACATCATTGTCTGATGAAAGAACGACATCAAGATCTTTATCGGCTGCTTCTAAAACTACAGCGCGTACTTCAGTTACAACACCATATTTGGCAACAGTCATTTTTGTGATTACGCCGCTCAGACCAGTCTTACCACAAACTTTTTTAATTGTACTTCCACCTACTGCGTTGGTGTGACCTTCAGGGTTCAAGTCCATAAGAATTTCTGTTATGATCTCTTGTCCTTGGCGATGTTGTGTGGCGCTAATAATTGAATCTTTAATTCCTGCGCCTGATTCGAGATCGACAGCGATACCTGCCTTCTCTATGTTATATAGTCGTTTCCGACTTACTCTTCTACTTCCCATAATTTATACTCCTATTTTAATGTTAAATTATAGACTCGAATTGTGGTATCGAATCTACCAGCCCCATATTCCGGTAGAAACAATGAGCAGGGGCCTCGCTCAGAGGAGACCACAACTCGAATCATATATAAGTAGTTCTCAAAACAAAGAAATCCCCCAATCCGAAGAAAGGGGGATCCATTTGGGTTACTCTCTAATCAGCGATTAGCTAGCGTACTCACCACCCATGAGATCTCGAACGATAACAAGACCGTACATATCAGGACGGACCATCTTCTTAGCGTAACGGGTCATGACCCCTTTACGAGGAACGAAGTCCTCAACGCCGAAGATCGTTGGAGTGGTTTGGAGAGGCACATAAGGTGCATACACATAACCAGACTCAAGGAATGAGCTTCCTTTACGACCAACAAGAACTACGTTTCGTGGGAAGTAAGGATCAACGATAACGTCAAATTTACGATTCAAAGAACCAGCTTTGACGGCGCCGATATCACCTTTGTCTGCATCAGCAGTAACATTGGCTCGGAAACCAGCGGTAAACTCGAGAATGTTAGCAACTTCAGGAGAGCAAACAACAAAGTTTGCACCACCACGAAGGGTTTTCAAGTGGATTTGAGCAGAAACATCATTGATGGTCTCAATAAGAGTTTCATACCACTCAGAAACAGTTCCGGTAAAGTCAGGAGCAGCAGATTGAGAACCAATCTCTTGACCACTTTTGCGATTAACAAAAAGACCGGGAGAACGAGACCAGTAGTAAACAGCAGCTTTTGCACCATTCACAAGATCAGCCAAGATTTCTCGATCAATTTCAAGAGCAACTTGCTCAGAAAGGATTGAGGTAAGCTCAACTTCAGCATCCAAGTTGTGGTATGCGTTCAGATCTTGACCAAGTTCTGGTGACCATTTGGCCTTCAGCTTCTTGGTTTGAGCGGTGATAGCGATACTATCTACCTTGATGTCGATCTCAGGGATTTCATCTTCCATTTCCATTGGCATGGTGAATCCACCAATACCACCGGCTGGAGCAGGTGATGCGGCGACAGCATCCTTTTGTGGGAATTCAATCCACTTAATAGCAACGTCAGCGTTAACTCGACCATTATTAGATGATGGTTGACCTTCGGTGTTGTTGGCTTGTCCACCAGCGGTTCCCGTACCAATAACAAGAATAAAACGAACAGATGCTTTGGTTCCTGTCGCGGAATCTGCTGCTGAAACGCGCTGAGTGAGTCGGCGGACTTGATTAACAGCAGTGTCATCACCAGATGGCAAGCCAACTCCGGTAGTGCCGTCAATAGACAATTTCAAACCATTTGCAAGATTGTATGCTGTTTGATTTGCAAATTCAACCAAAGAAAACGCTGCCATGTTTTCATAATCGGGGTTTTGAGATGAAATCAGACTCTCGGCAACATCAAGAACAATAATAGACAAATCTTCAGTAGAGGTTGCTGACATAAGATCAGGATCATATTTGATCATTTTTGCGCGAGCATCAGTCAAAGAACCATCCAAGTGGAAGATATCTTTAATATTAACCACGTCATCAGCGGCGGTCAAGGCAGATAGCGAACCGGTTGGTCCACCAAAACTCATACCAACTGCTTGACGAGGACCACCTTGGTTCTCATAAAGAGTTTGACCGACAACATTAACTCCACCAGTGATTTGAGAACCGAGTCTGTCGGTACCATAAATCGAAGAACCATCAGTGGAACCAGATGCAGTTCTGTTTCCAAAACGGCTCAAAT